TCAATTTTACTATCATCTTCTGAAATTGCACTTGGGCCATCGAATTCCGATTTATCATAATTTCGATAACCTTCCACATTACGAATCTTAAGTTTAAAGTTCGCGCCTTCCCAGAAATCAAAAGGATTAATAGGTTTCTCATCTTCAAATTGTGGTTCGGCGATGTCTTTAATTTTATCAAAGATCTTCTTACCAAATTTGTAAAGAAATACCTTACCTTCATTCTCAGGATGTGCTGGATCTTTAACTACAAGAACATTTGTAATATAAGATAGTTTGCGTTTTTGCTTACGAGCAATTTCCTTATTTGCTTCTGTCCCCGAATTCCAAAGTTCAGTGTTATGTTCTGAAATTGGATCAGCCTTACCCAAAGTGGTCAAAGAATTTTCAATATACCATTTGCCGGTCGGTCCTTGGAATCCATGATTCCAAATACGAACCCAGGGTAGTTCTTCACCTTTTGGCGGGGATAGGAACCGAATAACAGCGTAGCCATTGCCAGCTTTGTCTACCTCTGGTTGCCAGAAGCGTTCGTCTGCACCACGTGATTCGGTTTGAGGATTTGCGATTTTTTCGACTTCCTTCATTAGGGTATCGAAGCCACCTCGACTTTTGCGTAAGTCGGATAAAGATTTAAATGCCATTGTACTTCCTTTCGTATTAACGGTGTATGTTTTGTATTAGCGACGTTTAGTTTTTGCATCTATCACATAAGCATAATCTAATTCGTCATCGTCCTCGTAATCATTTTGCATTACTTTAGCCGATGCTATATTATATATAAGTTTTCTGTGCTTGTCAAGGACATTTTTGTCCTTAATTTTTTTAATTTTTTTCTCTCGGTCGAAATCATTGTTTCGTTTTTTACTTGCCATCTTAAAAATACTCTCCTAGTATTAGTAATTAGAATCCTCGTCCCCATCATTACCTGTTGAGGATACTACAATATAAGGCCAAGATGCAACCCTCTTTGTAATTTCAGATTGATTGTATGCCATTTTCATTAGATACCTTTGAGTATCTTTTAATGATTCGATACAAGTAGTAAGTAGTTCTTTTGTTAAATTAAGTTCTATTTCCAAATCTTGTATTTTTTTGGATCTAAGATTAAGTTCCAACTCGTTCTCTGAATATTGCATGATATCGGTCTTTATCTATTCGTAAAAATGGTTTATATTTTTTGACTAATCTTGATACATCTGGCCAAAGAATGTCCGCAGAAAGCTTATCGTCGAAGGTTTCGATATATGGAAACACTTTATCTAAAATAACTAAAGTTTCAATAGATATGGATTTTCTCAGATATGCTTTCAATATATATGGATGTTGTGCTTTTGTAATCATAAAAGCATCTTCAATTTTATTCCCACCTACTTCTAATTCATGTATAATTGCATCAAGTTCTTTGGTAAAATTATAGGTTAGGCTCTCCATCTTACCTTTCCATTCTACGTATGTTTTTCCTGCTTCAGAATCAAACATACCGCCCCAACGATCACCTGATACAAAATTTGAAACTAAGAAATTTGCAACTTCTTCATCTGTATAAGTTTTGGAAATTTTTCTAATAGAGAAAAGATCTTTTCTTTTTGCGAACGCCTGTCTGCTAGCTTTAACTTTTCCATTTCTCTTAGTTATGTCATAATTATCTGTAGTGAAGTGCAACTTCAATGCTATATACATTTTATATACTGCGAATTCATCCATAATCAAAGTGGTAATTTCCCTCTACGTTTTAAATAATTCTGTTCCTCTGCTTCATTTTGTACTTTATCTTTAAGCGACTGATTTATCAATTTTGATATAGATTCAATTTCAATATCTACTTCTTCGCAGTATTGTATAATCGCATCCATATATCCAATTTTTTCTCTAATTACACGCTCTTCAATATGCAGGGAAAATTCATTAGGTGATCTAAATTTTTTGGTTATAATTAAACTATCTGTTAAAATGTATTCTATTTCGTTATCCATGTGTTTCCGGGAATAATACTTCGTCCATAAAATTTGTAAAAACTTGTTTGTCTACTCCAAAATTTACCATCATTGCTGGGGTATGAGGATTCAACTTTTGATTTTTGCAATATCGATTTTGCATAGATATAAAATCTGCATCTTTTACACTATTACCTATATTATAAAGGTAATAATCCAAGTTGTCAATAAAAGTATTTACTAGTTGATCATATTCTTCTTGAGTATGAATATTACCTGCAGCTAACATTTTTGGACTAAAAATCTTCTGTGCCCATTCCGGAAGTTCTCTTGGCTTACTCCATTGTACTCCACTCATTCTATTTTGATACCACTCATACAAATCTGATTTTCCTACTTTAGAAAAATCATGAAATGCACCTGTTATTTTATTCTGGCCGCACACTATATCAAATCCAAAGATTGGATCTGGAGAATCATAATGGGGAAAAATACACATATGCATGACCCACATTTTTTTAGTTGCAGTAGCGTCTACTATCTCAATATGGGCTCGTCTAAATTTATCAGATGTCCAAATATAATTCTTCCATGAAAAATTATCAACATGTATTTCATATTCTGGTTTAAGTGTTTCTGCGGAATATTGTTTAAATTTATCAATAACTAATTGTGATAATAAATTTACTTGCGGCCAAATTTCAATCATTAAAGTCCTTAAGCATAGCAATATTAAAGTCAAATGCTAAATTTGCTTCACTTGCTAATGAAATATCTAATTTACTTCTCATCTTAGCTGCAAGCCCAGGAATATCATCAAACTTAAACATATTATTAGGACCAGGGAGCAACTTAGCTAATGCCTGTCCTCCAAATAAATCTCCCATATGACGAACATAAATGTGAGCAAGTAATTTATCTTTATCTAACTTAATAGACTCAATATATTCTAAATATTGAGCGGTAGAATTTTTCATCAAAAATATTTGCATATTAGTATTTGCCAATTCAGCAAAATCCAATTCTATAGCTTTTGCTCGTTTAATATCCTCTATTCCTTCGAAGATACCTAACCCATCTGCCAAATATTCTAAGCGCAAATATATTAATCTAAGTTGATATAGATAATCTGTATATTTTTTAACATCTACCGTTTTACTAAAAATGGATTTAATAAATGGTTGTGTCTCAGCTTCTTTATGTTTTTCTAAAGTTAATTCTTTTAATGTAGACATTAGTTACCTTTTCTTGGGTTTGCCGGATATCCAATGTATGGTCTGTGATCATATTTGTAATCCCGATACTTACCTTTTCTATCGACGTAGTGTAGGAATGCTTGTGTTTGTCTAGTACCGGTATAGGGAGTTCTCCAATGATTAAGTACATCCCCCTTATAAACAATTAAGTCACCTGGTTCCAAGTATATTGCTTTGTGTTCGCCGGTTAAAGTCTCAAACCAAATTTCCCATGGTTCTGGATCATTTGAAATGCAGATAGTAGTGGAATATTCGCAACTTGGCCTATCCTTATGTATTGCCATTTCAGCGCCAGTATAGTATATCCTAGCATAAGTATATGTAGGATTAAGCAATTTACCTGTAACTGTTTCTAAAAGGGGTTTAAGTTGAAGAGATAAAGATTCAAAACAAAGAGCAGAATAATGAGAATATGAATTCATAATTTGCTCGTCATTGAAAAGAAATTTATTCTCCTCAGTCTGTTGCTTATTATTTTGCATATACTGAAGAGTTTTTACTAGTTCAAATTCTGTATCTAAATGCACTAGTAAATCTTTTGAAATTGCTCCGCGAACAATTTCATATAAATTTGTCTCAAATTTCATATATTTCCTTGATAAAATCATATCCGGTTGATTGGATGATAAGGACAACCGGAAAAACCTCAGCGAGTAGCTTACGCTACCATGCGATACGAGTTATCGTTTGCATTTACTATTTTGCTTGATTTACGGTCATCGCCTACCGAATTGTCTGTATCGTTACTTATTGCCCAATCGAAACCTGGTCATCCCCATCAAAAGCATATTAGTTCTCAGTGACCGATGCCGTTAAATAACACCGATGTATCTACTATGCTTTTGGTGGAGATGGAGGGAATCGAACCCTCGTCTTGAACACCTTTCAGTCAACTTCTTCCCTTTCGGGGTTTACAATAATTCTTTTACTTCATCCCAAAGTAACCACATTGCTAAATTAATAGTACATATTAGTGTAGTTCCTAGAATGAAACCGACCAAAAAATCTCCTGTTTGGTCGCACATTTATTCTGTTTCACGTAACACACATCTAGCAATAATATCATTTCTGTTTTTTACTATAGCAGTTGCTGCTTCCCAACATTCTTCAAATCTAGGATATGATTTCCACTCTTGTTCTACATCTTGAGATAGTAGTACTACAAATAAAACATAAACAGACATATTAGTCTCCGCTATTTATTTAGATATTAAATTCTTTCCTATATATATCTCTCAAATCTTTAAACCCGTTGATCCACGTGTTTCGTTTTTCTTTAAAAACTAGAATACCGTGATCGTCGGTTGAAATTATAATTACTAATTGAGAAACCGGATTACCGGTCATCTCCTCATATGCTACCGCATAAGCAGAACATTGCATAAAGTAATCGTGAATATCGTCGCGTGTTTTATTCCGCTTAGATGTTTTAAAATCTATTACCGATAACTTTCCTTCATATTCACCTATGCAATCTACGGTCCCTGCAATTTGTAAATGATGAGAAAATAGAGATTTTTCCATAACATGGATATTGTCTATCTTATGTAGGTAGGGTTTAATCTCTGTCCAATTTTGAGTATCGAACACACTAGGAGCAACATCTTGATTATACAGATATTGCTCACATAATGTATGTATTCGAGTACCTCGTTTACTGGCAGTGGTGCTAATCTTATTAGCTGCATCATTACCTACACGAGCCCGCCATGCTTTAATTATATCTCGTTTTAATAATCCGGTAACTGTAGTAACAGACGGGTACTTTTCTCCAGTAGGAGTTTCATATGTTCTAACTCCATCTTCTCGAGTTACCCGATTTAATTTAGGCAATTCCCCTATATCAACGTGAGTAAAAATCATACAAATCTAGTTAAATTTGGCGGAGTCCAGTTTGCAGGTTTTAAAATTTTACCATCGTCTCTTCGCAAAACCATACCTGTATTAGAATCAATTTTGGAGAGGTTGCTTCGTGCAACCTCTTCCCATGCACCTTTAATGTCAAATTTCTTCATATGGCAATAACCGAGGATAACCCAGATCATATCCATGCACGCATCTAGTTGCTCTACATTGTCATTCTCTTTATAAGCTACTAAGAATTCATTAAATTCTTCTTCAATTAATTTTGCGTATAAACTAACATTTTCATCTGTCGATTCTGTTTGTTGACAGGCTAGTAGAAACATTTTAACATCTAACTGCATTGACATGATCACCTCACTAAAAATATATTATAACATTCTAAGATACAAAAGTCTATACAAATTTACCCTAAAATCTTCTTTAAGGTTGCCGGACCTGCAATACCATCTGCTGTAAGACCATTTGATGTTTGCCAGGCCTTTAATGCTTTTTCGGTTCCGGGTCCAAACGATCCATCGGCGGCGAGCCCAAGTTTTTCCTGAACCTTTTTCACCACTTCGCCTTTACTACCAACCTTAATAGTTTCAAGAACAAGTTCTGTCACAGCTTTACCCACATCTGCCACGGTGCTTCCGCCGAATACATCTAATGCATGTTCCCAATGTTTTTTACGATCTTCTAAACCAATCGTACCACCATTGATTCGTTTAGTCATTAGTAGTAAATCTTTTTTATCTGCAATTTCATTTAGACCATTCTTTTTCCAAAACCAAGCTGCAGACTCAATTGCTCCTGCTAGTGTTTCTAAATACGTAATAGTCTCATCAATAGATTTACCAATTGCGGTAGAAAAGGCTTTGTAGTTATCATGTCCCGTTAATTGAATTGCTCCGCGACCTCTGTACTTATACCCGTCACCTGATGCTTCCGGTCCATTTCCCATTCGCCCGCCGTAAATTTTATTTGCAATTTTCTCGGGTTGTTTTTCATACTTAGCAGCAGTTGCATCATCTGGAAAATATTTAGAAAATGTTGCCCGCAACCCCTTGGCGCCATAATTTAAATTTTCTTTAAGTACCGTAAATTCATTTGATTCATGTCCACATTGTGCGAGGAATCCTGCTACTCGTTCCTTTGTGGTAATATCATATTTAGGTAAAACAGTCTCTAACGCTTTAAATAAGTCGTTTGGATTCTTATTGTTCGGTACACATTTTTTTAATTTGTCCGCCGTAAAGTCAAAGCTAAATGCCATTCAATTCTCCTTATACTTCAGTATATTGTTTATTAGTTGTAAACCAAATAGGCAATGTATATCTTGTTCCTACTACGGTGCTAACACCGTGTTTATGTTTAAGGCCAGATGGATACAATGCTAATTTTCCCTTCATTGGTTTTATGAATAGAGGTCCGTGTTCTGGGAAGAAAGTTTCTCCCCCCATAAAATCATCATTTAGGTAAAGTACTCCTGAGTAATTTCGCCATCCGCAATAATTTGGATTGCCCTCTAGGTCACTATTATCTGCATGGACAACCATGCCTGAACCACTTTCCCATAATACCAATGCAGTGTAATCGGGGTATAAGTATTCCTCTTGAAATAAACGCCTAGCTTCACTTGTAGCATTATATTTAAATGTACTTACTATTCGTTTAATATCATAATTTTGAATATTACTATAGTCAATTGCCTTACCATTGAAGAGAGATTGTCCGTTAGTGCTCATTTTTGGAGTACTTGCAAACCATCTTACGATGTTATCGCATTCGTCTTCAGTTAAAAAATTCTCAATTTCATATATTTGATTCATACTCATACCTTCTCCTATTTTATGCCGCTTCGTAAGTACTTTCGTATTGAAGCCTTGCCAATATATATTCCTTTACTATCGCTGATCTTACAATGTCATCAACACCAAATTCAAAAGTTTTGAAGCTAGGCATCATATCTGCGATTCGCATAAACTTCTTCAATCCCGACATATCGGTTTTCTTATACAAATCTGTTTGTCTAAAATCTCCACAGAATATAATTTTTGATTTTTCTCCTACTCTAGTGATAATCGAATTAAGTTCCATGTCAGTCATATTTTGGCATTCATCTACAATAATGACTGAGTTATCTAATGTAATACCTCGAACATATGATGTAATTAAAAATTGTATTGCCTTTTGTTCTGTTAATCTTTGATATGCATCTGCACGATTAAATAAATCTGAGCATATCTCCACATAGGGCTCTGTGTATACTTCAGTTTTTTCCTTCTCGTCTCCAGGTAAATGTCCAATGTCTCTGCTTGGCACGGCAGATCTTACTATTACTACCTTTTCATAACTGTTATTAGATTTATCTAAAACTTCTTCTATTGCATGATAAAGCGCAATATAGGTTTTACCTGTACCGGCGATACCGTGTAATAACATAATCTTAGATTTATCGTAGGCTTCAAAAAATCCTTTCTGATTTTCAGTTAGTGGTTCTATTACCTTAAGGTCATCTATTCGTATTTTAAGTTTAGTATTATTTGCAATAGTCAGTTGAGGTTTCTGAATAGATTGAGTTTGAATATTGCTTTTTGTTTTTGCCATGAATGCCCTCGTAAAATGGAACGAAAGGAGGACAGCTAGATTCTGTCCTCCAAACCGATTAAAACAAGAATTGCCATAATTTAATTTCTACTCAATTTATCTTTAAGATTAGCTTTTCTACCATTAGCAGAGTTAATTTTTGATAGTACTTCTCGAAACCCATTATCAACAGTTCTTATACCTAGCCGCACGGGATCTCCCAAAGCAGCCATGCCTGCGTGATGTGTTTTGTAATTGTTTGAATCGCATGACGGGCAAACTTGCGATTCCCTTTCGGATATCTTACACATGACGTTAAACACGGTGTCGCACTCAGAACATCTAAAATCGTAAAATGGCATTTATCAACTCCCTATACATTATATATTACCTATGAAACCTTAAAGAACAAACAATGTCTGGTTACGAGTTCCAGAAGCACTCTATCGTGTGCTCGATTTTAACACTTTAGAAACTAATTTGACTTCTTAGCATAATTGCTTTTTCGCCGTTTACTCTACTACCTGTTGCGCCAACTGGGGAGTTAAATTTGGTATCTACATAATTAAGCATGAATCGAACATTGTCATTTAAGAACCAAGTAATACCATATGTCATTGCTGTAGCCTGGTTAGCTTTGCCTGATACTACCGCAATTTTTTCAGCATCAAATTCACTGGATCTAATACCCACTTGCCATGCCCCAGGACCGCCGCTGGTAAATGCGTTGTTTGGTTTAATCCAACCAAATGTGCCATCTTTGTAAGCATGACTTTCGCCGGTTAAATTGTATACCAACTGAACATAGTTACCTTTTACTTCTTGATTGGATCCTGTAGCCGGGTCATATTTGTAATTAAATTGCTCTCCCTGTACTTTTAATCCTTTCCAAGCAAACGCTGCCTCAATACCTTGGCGTGTTCTTGCAGTGTCGCCGCTTAGAGCTGGCCCTGTGAACCAAGCACTTTGTTGACGAGCTTCAGTACGCCCACTTGAAGGAGTTACTCCAGTTTTTACATCGCCGGTACTGTATGCTGCACCTAAATGAGCCACAAAGTCTTTGTTCTGAATTAACTCAGCAAAGTTTGTAGTTATACGTCCAATAAAATCTACACCATCTACGGTGGCAGTTTTATTAGCACGTCCACGGCTTGCAGCTAATGCATAAGTTATACCTGCTCTAGGGACACCATGTAACATGATACCCGTTTCTTTAGCCGGAATAAACTCACCCTCTGTTTGTCCAATTAAACTGCGTTCCATAAAGTCAATGTTGTTAGAGCTGGTCAATTGCTCAAGACTGAAAGGCATTTTGAACGTACCAAACTGAAGTTGCATAGCAGGATTTGCTGCATAATTCACCCAGAATTCATCTATTGTGGATGTGGTAGAACTTGCACCAACATCATTTCCAAAGTTTGCTAGTAATTGATATTTGAAGTCTTTAGCAATCTGTCCCCTAACTCCAAAGCGACCTCGTCTGACTTCTAGCGCATCTTGATACGAGTCTGCGGTTTGGCCTGCACCGTAGGCTGGACTATAACTTCTATAATCCATGTGAATTCTACCTGTGAATTGTGCAGTGGTATTTCCGTCTTTGGATTTGATTCCAAGTCCGTTTTCCATTACAGCACCATCACTGGCTTTACTTAGTCTGTAGTTGTTGTTGTCTCGCAAGTCCTTGTCCACACGAGAAGAATTAAACTGTACATTTTCTGCCTTGTCTTCGTGCGCGGTAACTTTTCTATAATGTTCTTCCTTGGTTAATATTCCTTTTTGCAAAAGAATATCCAAGGTATCTGTGTAATCATCTGCCATTGCAGGTGACGCAAAGCATAGTGCTAAGAGAGATATAATAGTAATTTTTTTCATAATAATCCTTATTTCCAAATTGCCTGACCGCTAGGATCTTTAAGTTCTTTTTTCCAATTGTCCTGCACTAGTTTAATCACTGAAACTGGCATATGCACATACTCTAATTCTTCACTCATCTTGGAACCGTTTCTATAGCTCCAGTCAAAGAATTTTAGTATTGCACGACCCGTTAATAGATCGGCCTGTTGCTTGTGCATTATGATAAAGCTGGCACCTGTTGCTGGCCATGAATCTTTACCAATCTGATTCGTTAACAACAAATACATTCCTGGGGCATTGTTCCAATCTGCATTGGCAGCTGCCGCTTTAAATGCATCGTCGCTCGGCTGAACAAAGTTTCCATCGCGGTTCTTTAGTTGAGCATGAGCAATTTTGTTCTTTTTAGCATACGCATATTCTACATAACCAAATGAACCTTTGATTCTTTGTACCTGCGCTGCAACACCTTCGTTACCTTTGCCGCCAATACCCACCGGCCACTTGACTGCTGTAGCAGCACCAACTACTTTACCAAACTCTGCGTTAGTTTTGCTTAGATAATCACACCAAATAAATGTTGTACCTGATCCATCAGCGCGATGTACCACTGTTATTGCCTGTGCAGGTAAAGTAATGCCAGGATTTAAACTGGTAATGGCCTGATCGTTCCACTTGGTAATTTTACCCAAATGGATATTGGCAATGACATCACTTGTAAGTTTCAATTGCCCCGGAGCAATACCATCTAGGTTTACTACTGGAACTACACCGCCAATAATGGCTGGGAATTGCATTAGACCTTCTTTTTCTAGATCCTCCGGTTTCAATGGCATGTCAGACGCACCAAAGTCAACGGTTTTGGCTTTGATTTGCTTGATGCCGCCGCCGGAGCCGATTGACTGATAATTGAGGCCGATGCCAGTAGCTGCCTTGTAAGCTTCTGCCCACTTTGAGTAAATAGGGTACGGAAATGTAGCCCCCGCTCCTGTTAAATCTGCTGCCGATACCAATGTAGAAACTGCTAATAACAATACTGCTAATAATTTTTTCATTTAATCTCCTATTGTCAACATGACGCTAATATCTATAAGGCAACAAAACTGAAACAATTCTGAAACAAAACTGTAACAATTAGCCTAACGAATCCAAAATATTTTCTAAGGAGTCAGTGAATCCGTATTTAGGTGTCCAACCTAACGCATTACCTATGGCATTAATACTAGGTACCCGATTCGATACATCTTGATATCCTGCACCATAAAAATCTCCACTTGATTTCACTTTAATATCTACTGTATCTACAATGCCTCGATTTTTTAATCTATCAATTAATAACACAGCAACATCTCGTACCGACAAATTATTCCACGGATTTCCAATATTAAATATTTTACCGTTTGATGCTGGTTCATTTAACAGGATTTCTTTTAATGCATCAACCCCATCTCGAACATCTGTGAAGCAACGTTTCTGATGACCACCGTCGACAAGGGTAACCATATTACGCTGAATCGCATCACCCATCAATTGAGTAATTAATCTAGATGATCCTTCCGACGTAGATTCCAACGAGTCCAAATAAGGACCTACCCAGTTGAAAGGGCGGAATAATGTGAATCTGAATGGGTCACGCTGATTCATTGCAAAAATTACTCGATCCAACAATTGTTTAGAACAAGCGTAAATCCAGCGAGAATATTTAATTGGACCATATACCAAATCAGTTTGTTCCTCATCAAAAGGTGCCTCGCCTTTTCCGTATACTTCAGACGTAGATGGGAAGATGACTCGTTTACCTAATTTGTGAGCAAGTTTAATTACTCTAAGATTTTCCTCAAAGTCTAACTCAAAAACCTTTAAGGGTTGTTCCACATAAAGTTTAGGTGTTGCGATAGCTACCAACGGCATAATGATATCGGCCTCAAGTATTAGACTATCTACCAATTCTTTATCTTTAATAATATCAGTTTGGTGAAAAGTAAATCTACTATCTTTCGGTAGCATGTTTGTTCTGGCAGTATTAAAATCTACGCCATCAATTTTCCATTTATCGAATCTACTATCAGATAAAATAGAATTTGTTAGATGATATCCGATGAATCCATCCGATCCTAATATTAAAAGTCGCATTTACAGCCTTTCCAATTTTAAATTATCAATATTTTTTATAATATCTTTCAATTGCTTACTTAGACAATCTTCTTCTTTGTATTCTAGATTGCCGACAATATCTAAATTTTTCTTTTTAATCAATATGTTATTAGTCTTGCCCAAATTGATATAGATATCTTCGTGTCCGCACTCCACATGTATTCGAAGTAATCGCAACATACTTCGTTTTACAGTAAAGGAGCTAATTGTATCTATAGTATGATTTCCCTCTTCCGACGTATAATATTCATTATATGCACCTTTAATGAAATTGTCAATAGATATAATATGAGGTACCCACTCTGAAATATCATCTTTATCTATTTGCCAACTGTAATGTATCTTACGAATATCAGTAAATTCTTTTAAATTTTCTAATACGGAAGAATACCTATATTGACTCATTATAAATGTAGGTATACCTTTGCACAATTCTTTAGCATTAGTTTTTTCCAATGCGTCAGAAAACCCTTTTTCGATAAAAATCGCAGCAGGATTTAAATCAAGACAATGCTGCAGATCAGTAAGATGATCCGCAGTTGCCGATGCAATTATTACAAATAAATTTTGATATTGTTCTTTGGGTAGACTGTCCCGGGTAAATGTAGAAAATGAAGTATTGCTTCCTACATTAATTGTTTCTATACCTAACCTCTGTAATGAAAATTTTATAAGAGTAGCCCACTTACCAGTACCATAAATTACTGCATGCAAATTATTTCTCCAAGGTGCCCACGTTCTACCAATTTACGCTTAATATCATCATAAACATTCCATGCAGTAATTACAACCAATTCATTTTTATCTAAATGGTCCGGCATGGTAATCATAATACTTGTACCGGGGAAATAGCAACCTTGTTTTAATTCATTGTCATCTACGACACCTACAAGATTGTCATTAACTAAATTTAGAGTATATAGCGCTGTTACTGCTTTAGCTGCAGCCCCATACGCATAAAATTTACGATTGTTAATTAATGCCTGCATTTTTTCTTGTCTAGCATGAATGCTATCTACAACATTTTCCATTGCGGTATTACTTAATGGTTTAAATGTTGTAATGGATTTACCAATCTTTTTTCTGGCAATTATTCTAAAACTAACACCATGTGTATTAATTTTTTCTACCGACTCTACCACAAGACCAACCGAAGCTGCTAGTACTGAAAAGGAATGAGGGGTATAATAATCAATATGTTCATGATACACATTATCTAAATATTTGCCAGTTGTTATACCTTCTTGGTCTCCGCATTCAACAACAAGAATTCCGTCATCTTTCAATGCATATGAAATACCTTTAATAACATCTTTCATATCTGGAATATGTGCCAATACATTATTAGCACATATGATATCAAAATAACTATACCATTCGTTATTGTCTACAAGTTTAGTTCCAAAGTAATCTTGATAAACCGGAATTTTTTTCTCATCGTGATCTTGTTTAAGAAACCCAGATGGTTCTACTCCGAAAACAATCCAATCCTTATTCTTAAATTGTTGTAGTAAGTATGCGTCGTTACTACCAATTTCTAGGACAGCTCCTGGAGTAGCATACATGCTATTAATAGTTGCGGCATAATCCTCAAAATGTTTTCTGAATGAGGATGACACCCCGGAACGATATCTATATTCGGCAAACACACTGTCTGGATCCGGAGCACTTGCTAATTGCATATGCCCGCAACTAGTGCAGTAGTTTAAATCTAAGGGAAATTTTTCGTAGTTAGGCGCATAGAATAGCGCATTTGCTACAGGAGACTCTCCTAGCGTTAACCAGGATTGTAATTCGGTATCTCCGCAGCATCTACATTCATTATACGTTTTCATATTTTTCATGCAATGGGTGAATTTTCACAATATCCTCATCATAGGTATTCGCATCTCGCTTATGCTCAGATACGACAACCATAATTGAATCATCGGTAAATACCATTTCATGATCAATCAAAGGGCCAGTTTTAAATAAATCTCCTGGGCCAAATTGTTCTTTGTGAATTTTTGTTTCACCGTGATTGCGCCAAAAATAATCAATTGTACCTGTTACTAAATAACAAGTATGTGTATCTGTCTTATGATAATGATTGGCACGTAGAGCGCCTTTCTTTGACCAAATCATTTGTACGTTCGCGAAGTCATGTACTAAAGGAAGAATTTTACCTCGGGTGTCAGTGAAACCTTCTTCTAGTTGTAATTTATGTGTAGTCATAATTCCCTTTCAATTAAATGCATACCAATTTGGCACGGTTCGTTTTTTCCATGATGCTAAGTGTTGCTTGTCACCTACATAATAATTTTTATATGATATAATACTATCATTTGCGACCTTATATTTATCAGGCATTGCAGGAGTAGGTTCTGTAAATTTAGGATGCTCTGCAATTCCTGATGGTACAAATCTTAACTCCTCTAACAATCCTTCTCGTTCTACTTTATGAACCTTTTCATATCTATATGTATATTCTTTACATAACGAAGTTAATAATTTCCATAGCCATGTATAATTATCTCTAGATTGTCTTACCCAAACTGCGGAAGGATGATTAATATGAGTAGCAATATACAAAATGGAATCACGCTTGTCGGAAAGAATATACCGTTTAGCTTTACGCCCAGACTGACTAAAACCGTCAGTTAGAATCCCATCAAGAACGCGATGAGCAGTAGAAAGTAGTTGGGCATATTCTAAAATCATTTTTACGCAATGTTTATCATTGTGCATTTCTGCACACTCTTTTACATCATTATCTAAGTAAAAAATATTCATACTGGCTCAATAGATTTCATAATTTTAATAATAATTTGTTTTGTTTTTGCCGAGTATAAGTTGGATCCTTTTGCCTCGGTTAGAGCATGTATTACATCAAAAGGATCGTACTTATCTAAATTGCTATTCGTTATTCTTTCTTCAAAATACCCAAATGTATTCATAGCAGAAATGGTAATGAACACTTCCTCTTCTGTGTAGAGTGGAATTTTATAACCATTTAGAAGTTTGGTATATTTGTCGGGAAATGTATAAATTCTTGCGGTCATACCTTAAGAGATTAATGTTCTCGAGGTATTTATTAATTTTCATTGGTCACAACTTCAACAGAAGATCTTTGTTTATAAAAATTAAAAAGTTTAACATAATGTGCAAAACGAATCGGTTCTTGCTCAGGATTCGGTAAATCTTTTCCATAATATTCGCACAACTCATTATATTTTAGTAGTATTTCCTCATCGGTCATTTAACCAGTCCTCCACATAATCAATTGTAACTTTAACATCTTTATGTAGTATTGCAGCTCCACCGTATTTTTTAAAATTATCAATGATGTCAGGTGTGTCATCTATAAGAATAGAACTGGCTTCTGCATAATTTCTTTTATATCTTTTTCCCGGTACAAATATTGCAGGAAAAGATATATCATGATATCTTAACCATTTCATTTTTTGTTGAACAATTACATTATGATCGGCGAATCCTCCAGTAGATCCTAGAATTGCAATTTGTACATTTTTTAGAGATTCTAAATAAATTAACAAATCCGTTGATCCTGGGAATAGATCTAGTGTCTCAAAATTATCATCGTCAACAAAGTAACGCCATCTTTCGGAAAATTTAACATCTCGATCTTCTCCAGGTTCTGCACCAAACAGTGCGCGATATCGTTTTTCAAAATTAGCTAAGACTCCATCCATATCTACAAAAAGTTTTTTCATTTAATTTTGTTTGCCATATCTGCAATGTCTTTATCTTCACGCAGTTCAATAAACACTGGAAGAAACAATGATTCGGTATTACCGCTTCGTTCTTTGATACGGGCATTATATTTTACTGTTATTACTTTACCAATTACTTGTTTAGTGTATGCATCTCGTTGCTCATCCGAATATCCCGAACCTACGTTTACCCGGATAACACCATCTTCGGATTCACAAACTAATGCACCTAACCGACCTTTATTTTTGCCGGTACCCTCTTCCCAATCAATTACTCGCAATTCGCATTCAAGTTCACCTTTGAATTTAATTTGTTCCTTTGATCGTTTATCTTCCCAAATACCCGTTTTGCTTTTAAGGATAGTACCTTCCTGTCCCTGTGCAAGAAAAGTTTCAAAAATTGTTTTAGCACTCGATAGTTCAGTTACTTCTTTTGTCCAGACCATATCAACATATTGTCCGAATTGAGAATTTGAATGTTTCATATCTGACATAGCATTTGATAATTTTGCCATACGAATATTATATGGTTCAATATCAATACCTAGCTTAAATGAGTCATATGAAATAGAGTCCCATAAAGTGGCTCGTACTTGCAATGCCTCTGTCTCTGACATTGTGCCCTTAATAGCCTTAGAAAGGATACCATTACCTGTTTGTCTGTTGACCGGCTTTCCTGCAAAGTCTGCAATTAGTAATTCGCCGTCAAACACCATATCCTGTTTATAATGCTCTGCCATTTTAATAAATGGAATCGCAAAAGTTTTATTTGGGATAATAATTTCCCGACCGTTTCTAGATCTAAACTCTACAGTTTGCCCTCGTACAATTGCGTTGAAGCGCATGCCGTCGAGTTTAAGTTGTACGTATGCTGGAAAGGAGATTTTATCGACGAGCTTTTGGTCGTATCCAGAAGCCAGCATAACTGGGTACGTTGAGATAAGCTTTGGCCAAATTTTATTTGCGGTCGCTTCTGATACTCCGCAGCGGAGGTCTTTTGCAATAATACGCTCAATGATTTTTGCATCTTTTTCAGTTAAGGATTCTAAAATGTTTGTAAGATGTTTAATACCCGCATGACCCGTAACCAACCTTTTGTTTAGAGCATCTAGTTGATCCAGCGCTTCATCCAAAGTAATCGAATTATTGCTAATTGTATATTCCGGAATTTTTCTGATATAGAATTGTTGAAAAGGATCTAGTGCAAGATAAAATACACGTTGCAACGTGCCGTTACTTTTATTTTTAATAAGTATTGCTTCTTTCGCTAGACGTGAATTATCTGACGCAAGTTGCTCAAAAATACTATAAATGAAACTCATTTTTTCTCCTTTATCCTTTATTCTCTAATTATAACATCTTTGGATTTGGAAGTCAAGCAATTTTTACCAGAAATGGATCATATCTAGATGTTATTGAAAAAACAACCTTATACTTAGGAGCCTCTGCAATCAATTTATCTTTAATGTTATCAATTGATTGTAAATTTGAATATACTCCTACTATAGTTTTACGCTTAACACGATTAATCTTATCCAAATATTTTACTTCAAGAATATATTGGTTTGGGATCATGTAATTTTCTTATCCATTGTTGTCGTCTGCGTAATAGTTTCATATAAAGTTTCGAACTCTTCGTGTTCTTCTAATTCTTGTTTAAAGTTTTGCCGATGATATACTTTTGCCATGCGCCTAAATGTTTTCTTCGAAAGATTTTGTTCTTCACAAATGTCCTCGATTGCTTGTTTGATTAGATCTCGCTCTGCATCCATACGAGTCATAGAATTGCTAATTTCTTTCATGCAATCAAAAATTGCCTTACGGTCATTTGGATTTGATGGTACTGTCATAATGTTCCTTTAATAAAATAATATAATATTACAAACGTCGTTCAATATCTTCTTCAATACAATCTTCACCATATTGAATCTCTACAATTTTAAGAGGGACTACACTCTCGTTACATAATTGATGCCAGTCGGTTGTCGCAATATGCAAACTATCAAACTTATTATATACCCCTAATAGCTCTGCGTCTGTAGTCTTTTCGTCCAAAGTATATACAGTTGCTGTACCTTCTGCAATGAACCAATGCTCTGCTCTTTTTGCATGCTTCTGCATACTTAAACATTTGCCCGGCAATACTGTAAGTTCCTTTACTTTCACTTCATTGGTGTAATTTTGCAAAATGCGATAATACCCCCATGGACGTTCAGTTTTCGGGGACTTCCATTCCTCTAAAATCCAAGAACTAGAATTTTGTTTATTATCCCCACCTATGCCGAAAGCAAATTCTAAATTAGAATCATCAAACGCAATCTCCGGAATATTATTATATGTCCTATCTCCGCCGTTTGCGAAAATAATTTTTTCGACTGGAAAAAAATTCCTAACCTTTTTAATTGCATCTTTTGCTGTACCGTCCGCATCATCAAACGCAATAGTCCAATCAACAAATTTTAAATTATCAAGAATTGCCTGTCTCTCATTAAAAGGCATAAATGCTTTGCCTTTTTTGCGAACAAGCCAATTATCAGAATTTAGGCCTACAATCAAAGTACTGCCCATACTTGCAGCAGTTTTTAAATATGCAATATGGCCACTATGAACAGGATCAAAGCCGCCGGTTACTAAAACAACTGTTTTCATTATCGCCTCATACTAGAAATGTCTTTTGCTTCTTGGTCTGTAAAAATGGGAACCGCATTAGACTTATGCATTGTTCCGATACCTAAAATTTTATCGCCAGTATACTTCATAGGCGCACGTATTGTGACAGCACCTACATGACCCGTATCTAGACTTTTAATGTGTTTTGTACTACGATCTTCAGGTACAGCTAACTGATAGGAGAGCTGCTTAAATGGCTTTTTAGCTTTGACAGGAGCCGCACCATGTGAGGCTAAAATTTGATTCCAACTAGATTCGAGATCCCGAGCTTTTTTTGCTTGCTCGGAATTTCGATATTTTTGCTTGCCTTTTTTCTTGCCCGTAGAAGATAACCAAGGCCCAACCAAATGCATAGACATAACATTTCCATTATCAAGTAAAATTATATTATAACATCTTTTTCAATATTTGTCAAATGCTCTGTATTGCTTTATGTTAAAATCTCTTGCATCATATTGGGGATCTGGAGGCATCGTTCCTACGTCTGACCATTTTTCAGTTGGTTCCGGTATAGGTTCTTCTTTGAACCAGGTCAGGAAGCGTTCAAAGAAACCTTCTTTTTTGACGGAGCAGCCTTTACCTTAATAACTGGTTCTGCTACAGCTTCTCGTACAGGTAAAAGCTCAGGATATGCTTCTCTAACCAAATCTTCAGTAATTGATTTGTATTTAGTTTGTAGCTTTTTATCTTTTGCTAAACAAACTGCTTCAGCCTCTGACCAATGGATGCCTTCCAATAGTTGAATAAATAGTTGTTCTTTTCGTTGTTTAGAAAGATTGACATCGCGATTTAGCCAAATATAAAAGCGACGAAATTCTGAAAACAAATTTGTCTCAGAATATCCTGCCGGAATTGATGTATCTTTCTTAAATGGCGGTTCGCCTTCGGGCAAATCCATTTTAATCATAGGATCAAAATTGATTCGAAGAATTCCTCTCACAACCATTGCATCATATGCTCGCAACACTTTAATTTTTGTTTCTCGTGTAACTGATTTTTCTACTTCTTCAAACACCTGGGGTACGGTTGTTTTCATTTAAAATTCCTCGATTAATTCCATCATGTTTTTCATTTTGTTTTGAATGAAAAAATTTAATAGTTTGCTTTTATCTTTATTCGGCTGACCAACATAACTATTTATAATGTTTTCTTTTACCGGTGCTGGGATGTGCTCAAAACTAACTAACATCTTATTGCGTTCATAATTCTTTGCAAATTCTATATCCTGCGGCATTTGATCTTTATCTTTATACCAAATATCCATTTTCTTTTGCATAATAGACTTTTGTCTAGTACCGGTTACAATACTATCATCTGCAGACAGTACATTAGGAATACCGTCACCCTTATCACCTTTTATGATATGCTCAAAAATATATTGTTCAGGGCTTATATCCGGTTTAATAAATTTCTTTTGAATTGGAGAATATTGATGAATGTTTTTCCATTTTTGTAATTGAATAAAATCGTGATCACCTGAAAGAATCAAAAATGGTTTTGGTTCTCTGAATAATAAAGTCTCCATGTCATTTGATTGTGACCACTCTGCAAGTACCGCAATGACATCATCCGCTTCCGCCCCGTCAATGTCAATAACTTTATATGGAAAATATGTATGCAGTTCTTCCCGAATCATAGTTAACGCTTCGAAAATTAATTTCCAATCTAGACCAGATTCTTCTCTAGCTTTTTTTCTGCCGGCTTTATAATATTGGAACTCTTGTCTACGCCAATAGTTTCGATTGTCGCAGGCGATAACCATTTCACCATATTTTGCTCCGAACTTTTGATTATATCCTCTGATCGAATTTAAAATCATATGTCGAAGTAACGGTACATCAATGTCAATATCTTTTCGACCACCTACTTCCGCCATCAAATTAGAAATGGCGGTTTGATTAAAATCTATAACTATCATAATATAATTTCCTAAACGGTAAAATCGGTATCCTTAACTGCAATTTCATTTCCAAACGAATCGTAATATACTTCACCCGATCTCTGTTTATCTAAATCTGATACATATGGTGTTAATGTATTTCTAACATCTGGATTTAGTGTTAGATTAAAAACTTGATTACCGCATCCGGACAATAAATTAAACACGATCTGTGTTATCTGCGAAGTAACCGCATTTCGTATAGCTGCTCTATTGATTAGATTTGAAAATGTAAAATTAAAATTTGTAACTTCTGCCTGAAACGATGCCAATGCTGTTTGATATGATGTATACCCTACTGCATTCTCAATTTTTAATTTAAGTGCAGCGATAAGATCTCCATTCTTAAGAGAATCTATTAAATTTTGCAAATCAATATCTGGCACATCTTGATTTGGTGCGCAGCCTGAACCTAGTAGATCCTGTAAAGAACATCCTCCTGCAGTAGATGCTCCCGATTGTGGGCCTATGCCGGATAATCTATCAGTATAATCTTTATATTTTGTGAATGAACTTATGCCTTCAGTTAATGCAGTTTTCTCCTCAAGCAAAGAAATTCTTTCTTCAGTACCTAATCCGATAAATCCTAATCTAGCATCAACCGCATCTAATCTTGTTTGCATTACACTTGTCGTGCCCGATAGTGCGGTACCCAAAGGATTAATATATAATTGATTACCCAATCTTTCCAATATATCGGAATAATCATTTACGGCTCGTTGTGCATCATTAATTGTATTTGTAACCTTATCAATTAAATCTTTTACCTCAGTCAATCCAGTGGGAAGCAAACCGGATCGTGCACTTATCATAGGCATACCCTGGCTCAGCTGAGAATATACTTGCTGAAGTGGGTTGCCACCTATTTGGGATAAAACAATTTTAATTAATTGACAATAGGTTAACTTTAAAACTGACATCTATTACCTCACCACTTTTAGAATTATTGTTTCTATATTTATCCTACCATTTACTTCTTGTTCTTTGGATTTAATACTATCAATAAATGTTCTAAGTTTTACTTTGCCCGATGCCAATAAGTCTTTAAGTTGTTCGTCGGGTTTACGCAATGTTTTTTGCTTAGATTTTTCCGGAGTCCAATTTTGTAATGTGGATCCTTTTACTGTCATACCTTTTGTAGATTCGGAAGTATATACTGCAAGCTTTCTTGTTTTAGTATTAAACAACCATACTTGAGCTGCACCAATAATATCAATAGGACGTTCTGATTCAAGTTTAAGTTCTTCATCCTTCATTTTATATTTTACCGATTTAACTTGTATTGCTGGAGGTTTTTCTCTAACTGCTTGAACTTTGCGATTGGCTTTTTTAAATTGACCATACTTATCGCAATCTTCAATGAAAGTTTCAAACAGCTTAACTATGTTTTTTAATTTTCTCTTATTGATATTGGAATAGCCTTCAATCAATTGAGAATCCTCGCCGTCAGCTACAGATGAATATTCCGATAACTTAGATTCCGCCCATACTTTAACATCTGGTACGTAAGGCGCAGGGATTTGCTTACCCTTTAAATCTGCATAAAGTGAGAAGTCTTTATCGTCAAAAATATATTCATCGATTGACCCTTCCAAATCACCGATATATTCTTTTGCTTTTAATTTAGTAGCTTCTTGAATATTGATACTGGGTACAATCGATTGTTTTGTTACTTCCGGTTGAATCTTTTTTTCTTCAGTAAACTTACTTAGCAATTGTGTAATATTATCTTCAAGCCGTTTAGTATGATCGTTGGATACACTACCACCTCGAATGATAATACGAGCAATCCATCCTAAGGTGGTAGTGATACTACCCTCATCTACTTTTTGAAATAGCTTATAGTCTTTATTTCTAAACTTCTTAACATAGTCCAAATAATACTTATAAGCATCACTACGTTTCTTTTCTGCACTGTACCAATTAAATACTACTTGAATTTCTTCCTTATACGATGCAGACTCCCCTTCCAATTTACCATACGCGGGCTCTGCTCCGGTAAGCATACTGGCAGCAGCTTTTGATGCAATAGTATTAGTAGTATTTTTTCTGGTAGCCATTTACATTCCTATAGAAAATTTAATATCGGTAATTGCGTCGAATCTAAAAGAGCGCCATTCTTTCTTTTCTAAATCGAATACAGACAACACCGACTCGTTTTCTTTGCGAATTCGGGATGTCTTCTTTTCATAAGTAGGAATTTTGTTTTCGATTAGAGTACATTTCATTTCCCTAATAGTATCATCTTTCTTCTTAAAAGTCAAGTTAACTATAGAAAGAGTTAACACATTCTTAATCCATTCACGGAATAGTTGTTGTTCCTTTTCTTCTGCTTTAGCATACCATTCGTACGGGTGCTCAAATGTCGATTTCGAATTCATTTTTAACTGCCTCCAAGATTGTCTCTACACGATTGTCTACATGATTATTATAACAGGAAACTTCGTGTCTGTCAAGCACTCCTTTGGGTCCTCGACTATCAAACAAATCATTTGCTCGTTTGGTTATTTCTTGTGGATTTTGAATATCATAATAATCGTAAAATAATACATGATCCCACAAATCTATAATATTTTTATGATATTTTACTGATCTAGGGATAATGGGAATACCGCCAGTAATTAATGCATCATATATTCTAATAGGGGCATCATTTAATACAGGCACAATCCAATGAGATTTATGCGAACACCATTCTGTAAATCTTTCTAGAATATCCCGTCCGTGGTAAGAGCCATCTACAAGTTTAACACTTGTTAAATGTTGATTTAATATTTTTAAATTCTTTTGCCTTAGAGGAAATTGCGGATATTCTATATGTGTACCCAATGGCGCATCTGATCTTTTGGTTTTTACAATAATGTTTTTATTTTCTTTCAGAAAATCCTTAGACCATTGAATTGTACCTGAGGAAACAGGGCCGGCCATCACATTATTATATCTGGATAATATTTCTAAATTATCGCTATGGGTTGGTACGTAAAGATCGCAACATGCTGCAAGTACACCAGATAATGCAAACCAATGATGATTGTCAAAATCCCAAATTACAAATATTGACGTTGGTGAATTTAAATATAGTGCAATAAATTTATCTAACGTATTATCAACCATAACATTATTATTACTTAAAATAATAATGGAGTTTTCAAAACTATCTGGCGCCGTTTGCATATTGAAAAAATTAATTTTTGAATTAATTGGTTTATGCGTCACTGCATGAAAAATATGATCAGTAATATAAATCTGTTTACTGTAGTTTGCTTTAATTGTTTCTTTTAATTGGCGATTACGAATATTTTTAGTAACAATCATATTGTAAATATCATCATTTTGCGAGATTGCGCTAGATGATGCGATATGTTGAGCAATTTGATTGGCTGCTGCATTCGCTCTACCTATTAGTTCGGGCAAAGCGGGCATAGAAGTATTCGCCGGCATATTATAAAATACCGACATTATCGTCCTCGCCCAGCTTTTCTCACAATAGCTTTATTGATAGTGTTCACATGCTTAGGTCTTGCAGCAACAAGCATCTGTTCAAGATCTACCATTGTTTTAGAATGTAGTTTAGGTTTACCTGTTTTAGTTTTGTTTGGATCTCTTGCGGCAGTACCTTTTTTTGTAGACATTAATTTCTCCTCAGTTTAATATACCAACACTTTCCATAAATTTTAAATTACGTTGAGTGTCTTCCCAATTTTTAATATTATAAATGCTTCCCAATTTTTTGTCAATTATGACTTTGCCTAACGGCCAATCGTTACCTACGACATCCATCCTATCACCAAAGAAATGGATATCCGTATCTGTAATATATTTTAGGACCTGTGACTTATCGCAACCCTTTTCAAAAATATCAATACCAGTTTCTCCGCCTACGACTGCTTGCACATTATCCCACGTGCTATTAATATATTTGCAAATACTTGCTCGCTCTTGATGCTGTAAATCCCAATGGTAGTAATGATCTCGTTGTGCACCAATTGCGCCCCTACCCACAACAGAAAAATTTAGCATACCTATTCGGTTTTCTAAATGATTCCCATATCTAAATGTATACTTAGAATTTGATAATACCTCTTCGAGGTATTCTTTTAGATCACTAGGGCAAGACCAGGCAGACTGGTAAATTAATTTGCCTTGTTTATATATCGCATTGCCGGAACAATTGAAGGAGTACTCAACACTATGTACTATATCTTCGCCTAATTGTTCTAATGTTTTTTGAAGATCAGATCCGGTGACTAGCGCCACCGGATTCTGTTTAATGAAGTTTAAAAACCATAGTTTAAATTCATGATCCATTTTGCCTCTGCTTGGTGTCAGAGTACCATCCACATCAAATATAAAATACATAATTATTTGTTATTAATCTTTATCTGACGATTCTTCTTTCTTATCTTTATTCAGAGCAGAAATACCTAGAACCGCACCCATTGCCATATGAAAAAATCCACCACCCTGCAGTGTTAATGGTGCCCATTGTCTAAAGGCATCATTTGCCGCTTCGTTTTCCCAAAATTGTATCGCACTCCATAAAACGGGTGCACCCATAAAATCAAATAAGCAAATTAACATATAGGTAACACCCATCCAAGCTTTCCAGTTATTCTCCATAAATTCTTTATCAAATTTAACCATACTACCTCCTTGTTGTTATTATTATAGTTATAACAAAGAGCATGCTCAAAATTTTATTAATTTATACTTATCCAAACAGTTCCGTTATATACCATTAACTTATTGGTTGATGTATCAAAAAACATTGCGCCAGGTATAAAATTATTCACTGAAGTAAATGCTGTGTTTGCGTTAGCTTGATTCGCATAAGTTGGCATTGATATCGTTTTAATATTAGTATCGGATGATTCTAGTAAAGCGATCGCAGTCGCATTAGATCCAACAACAATATTTGCATTTGCGCCGACACTATTATTTGCATTAATTGTAATATTTGGAGATGAACTATATCCACCAGTACCGGCATTTACAAGAATAATACGATCAATATAACCATACCCTAAATTAGCACCAAACACAGCATTTTGTCCAACATTGCCGTCTAAACGATTGACTATAATATTTGGAGCTTGGAGATAACCATTTCCATTATCTAGAATAGTAAAGCCTGCAACCAAATTAGCAACAATGATTGGTGCAATGTTTGCATGTCTACCTCCAGAAACTAACGTTCCTCCAGACACGGTAACATTTGCACGACCGTAATTATTACCTAAACCAAAATCCCCGTAAATTTCTTTTAATTTATAGTGTATAACTAAATTAGCAATAGCGCCGGTTGAACTTTGATTTTCTATTACTACATTCGATAATGCCGAGTAGTTATTCCCCGAGGTTAGTACAGAAATCGATCCTAATTTATTAAATGTACCAAAAAAGTTAGGTATTACATTTCCAGTAGCTGTAGCAGTGAATTGATCGATGTTCAACAATCCGGTAATCGCAGATGTTTTATCGGCATTAGATAGTATTGAAGTAACGCCGTTAGGAATAGATATAAGTAGATCTACATTAGATCTACTTTCGGTATTAGCAATTCCTCCTAAATTTTTAGCAGTAGTTATCCCCATCTGCGATAGGGTTTTTACTAAAGATCGTTTTTGTTTTAATTTTGTTGCCATTTATTTGCCTTATTTTTTTATAGCAGGCTTTTTGGGTTGTCCTGTATTCGGAGCCGGCTTTTTACCAGATTGCTTATTCGCATTTGTATTAGCTTTTGGCTTATAATACTTTTTTCTTGGTTTTTCTTGCGTAGTTGGTTGTTTTACTGATTCTGCAGGGGCAGAAGGTGCAATTTTAGCATCTACTGTGTCAACTACAATTGGTTTTTCTTCAACTACCGGTTGCGGTGGTTCTACATACGTAGAAACTGGTTCTCCCGTATACTTATTTGTGGCAGAATCCAACGGATGTGTCTTTTCGTCATCGGGTGTTTTCAGAAAAGTATAACTAATAAATACCGCAATTCCTAAAGCGATAATAGCAATGATGATAAGTTCCATATTTTCTCCAATTTCAGTTTGTAATTTCGCAATTCATTATGATTAGCGACTACATTATTTATATTCTCAAATACTTTTAATTTTTTACGAATTCGTTGGCAGATTCCATGTACCAATATGGTTTCGGGTAATCATCATAGGTTTTTATGGTAAATCTAGTCGGCATATGGGCGTGCAGACGAAATTTTGAAGATGTTTTGTCTAATTGAATAGATTCGTATTGTGTTTTTGTTAGGTATCCTAACCAACAAATAGATAATGTGCTATAAGGACCATATCCAAAAGAATTAGTTTCATATGTATCTTCATAATATCCGATTGGCTTTATCGGAGCAGAAAAATCAATACCAATTTCTTCAAATATTTTTCGACGAGCGGCTTGTTCTGCCCCCTCGCCTTTATGTATCCTACCACCAATAGGCCAGTAAATGCCTTTACATGGTTCTTCCTTTCTCTTAATAAGCAAGTACTTATGATCGTATCTTAAAAGTACATCTACGCATAGATTTACAGAGTTTTCGAGTATTTGCTTATACAGAGAATCTTCAATATACATTATTCGCCGCCATAGTATTCAATTAGTTTGGACATATATTTTATTAGCTTTTTGTGCATACGTATATCTTCCTCATGCATCCATAGTCCACCCGCATAGTCTTCTAATTGCATTCTTAGATTGCTTCTGGCATTAATAAGATTTGCCATTGTAATTTCATCTGCTACTTCATTCGAAATAGTTATTGGCATTAGTCTACTCCAAAGTGTTTTTTAATTTGCAGCACCAATTGATCTGACGGAAGATTTATTAAAAATCCCGGTGTTATATTTTGCGATTTATATATGGCGGTAATACATTCTTGTATGATCAACTCGGCGAACTTTGTATCATACGATTCTGAATACACTTTCAATGCTTGTTCTCGGTCTGTGATTTTAATCATAGCATCAAGAGAATGTTGTTTAGCCTGTTCAGCAAGTTCTCCAATTCGTTCGTTCATTCACTTCTCCCATACAAGTATCCAAGAAAAAAGCACCAAGCAGCCAATGCTATTACAAATAACGTCATTCCTAGATCGTAGTTATTCATCATCACTCCGGTTCAAACATAATATGTTCCATCTCATGTAGCAAACGTCCTGCCTCATTGTAATCATGGTCATAAATGGCTTTTTCTATACGTCTGAAGTGAGGTCTAAACTCACCAAATACACCTTCAATCACCTGACGCTTGGTTCGCATTATAGCATTCTCAAGCGCATCCTCATAATCATAATCAGAAACTACTGCCTGCGACCCTATCTTACATCCAATACGATATACCTTACCAATATCTGTAGGAGTTGTAACTTGTTGTATTTCTTCTTTGGCTGAAAATATATCTTGGAACAGAGGTGATAACTTATGTGGAATATATTTGCGCTCACCTGTGTCTGTGGCTATAATTGCTTTACTTAATTGGCTCATTCTTCAACTCCACAAGTATTTTATCATTGAGGCTATAGCCAGCAAATAGGTTAGACCTTTGCCAATTGCAAATATACCTACCCACCACATTTCCATTTTATATTCTGGCATCATTCAACTCCAAAATGTTCAGCAATAAATTGTTTAACAGTAATTGCACCCGATGCTTCAACATCACAATCATGAGTCACAAAACTCATCTCTGTGACTTCACACATACGCATACATTCAGCGACAATCAATTCCGCAAACTTTTTACACTCTGGCATATCCCAATGACCTATACCAAAACTATCTGGAAGATAACCTGCCTCGAGAGCAAGTTGTTTGAGTCGTTCGTTCATTCTTTTACCTCAATCAAAGTACCTAAAGAAATCAACACATCAGCAAACATTGATAATGCCTCTTCAATCTCATCATCTGTTAAAAAGTCTTTCAATGACGATCCTTTCTGCATCTCTAATACCGCATTGACTACCTTCTCTTGCAGATCTACATATTTTTTATTCACTAGTCCCTCCTACCACCTTATCGGGTGGGAGTTCATATAGCCATACTTCTGGCTTAGCCCTGTAATTAGGTTCTCTATCCTCTAACATGGCAAGCATGAATTCCATTCCATTATACATCCCATGCATATAAGGATCATAGTTCCAGTTACCATTATTTCCCTGAATCTTTACCAGCTCACGCATACGTTCTAATTTGATGTTATAATCAGGTAGTGGGGGAGCGGTGTAAAGCGGAACCTTATCCATCTTGACCACTGTCGGCGTTTCCCATTTAGTAAGTTTTGCCCATTCAAGTTTGCGATCTTGTACGTTGATGTACGCCACCGGCTCCGGTTCAGGCTGCGCTTCTGCGTCCATGAGACGAATGCCTTGACTGGTTACTAATTGAGTTAACTCTTCAATACGTTTTGCCATGCGCTGCTGTTCCTCAACCATTACAGCCATTGCGTCCCAGTCAGGATTGAATTCCAATTCAGACTGCGCCAATGATTGATTTTTTGATAGCGGCCCCTCATACGCAGGCATACCATTACACGTTTCTTTTTTGTTCATGCTTTGTATACTCCTTTAGGTAGATCTGGACGATATTCCCACATCCAGAAGTCACTCATTGGCATGTACTTGGAAGGAAAGTACCACACCTTCCTGTATCCAATGAACTGCATGCACTTATGCCAATACCATGTAATCATTCTTTTCCTTTCAACATATATTCGGCATGATCACCATTGATTGGATTACCCTTCAATACTAGATGATCATGCATCGCCATCATTGCATTAGCGAACCAGCCTAACATAGTTTCATCTGATACATTACAATCAGGATTCAATTCTCTAAAGAACTTGGCCCATGCCATTGCATCAGGATTAGTATGAATACTCATATCATAGTCACTCATTCTTCAACCCCAAAATGTTGTAATAGACCATTAGCACAATCACTGACAGCATCGTTATATGTTAGTTCATTTGTATCAGCAACCTCTTTGTCAAGTACTTGTCCTTTACAATGTTCATAACATTCACGCACAATCAACTCGGCGAACTTTTTGCAAAAGTCAGCGTCAATGTGTTTGTCGCCTGGTATAGTTTTACCGGCTTCTATCATTAGTTCTTGAATTCGTTCGTTCATTCTTTGTCCTTTATGGATGACAGTGGCAGAATCGTGAATAGCATCAATTAGTATCTTATGTTCGTCTTGTGTAAGTTCATTCATTTTTCAACTCCAAAATGGTTTTTAATCTCGTTAATAATATGGTTGACATCATTAGGTGAAGCCCAATCAAATGCTGCACGATCCTGAGCAATGCCAATACATTCCTTGACAATCAACCCGGCAAATCGTTCAATAAATTGTTCTTGCGAATCCCACGTTTCACTAGAATCTTCTCTAGCCGCTTTGATCCAAACTTCTCTAATTCGTTCATTCATTTTCCATCCGCCAAATAAACAGCGATTCGAATACCCGACACGATACCTAACATAGCCACTAGAATAGGAATTACCACATACGGTATGGTCACTACTCCTGCACTGATCAGGAGAGTCAAAAACACACCGGCCATCTTTACAGTAAGAGGCAAACTTTTAAATTTATTCCACATTATTCTACTCCGAAATGTTCTAAAATATCATCACCAGGCAAATGCGATTCAGCAGGATCAACACCAGCATTGGCGATATTGGCACATTCTTTCACAATCAACTCGGCGAACTTTTCTAATTGTTGGCCATAGATACTGTCAAAACCCGGTTTCCAATTACTATCCAATCCGGCACCATCACAGCATTTTCTAATTCGTTCGTTCATTCTTTAACTCCGAAATGTCGTGCTATTGCTATTCCTACCCAAGCAGCACCCAATGCTTGTTGATTCTCACCATCTTTATCACACTCATCACGAATACTATCCGCTAGTGCCAAACATTCTTGACCAATCAACTGGGCGAACTTTTGTTCAAACACGGCAGTTGACCATTCTGTGGGGTCTTGAGAGTTTTTGATTGTTTCAATAGCATACTGTCTAGCCTGTTCAGCAAGTTCTCGAATTCGTTCGTTCATCATTCAACTCCATATTCCGCATAAAGTTTACCCATCTCTGCACGAACTCGTTCTGCCATAGGACGATACTTGACTGGATGGATAGGATGATACTCCCAGGACATGCCAGCCCATATCTTGCTACTATCCAACAATCGGTCTAAATCAGCCAGTAATTGGAATCTAGGATCCTGCCACATCGCCTCAACTTTTTCGTTCATAATGATACCTCACTAATTATTTCGCCATCAAGTACAAGTTGGATAGTATGATGTTCAGTATAGCATGAACCACTATTCATGCCACCATTGTGTATTGAATCTGTTCTAACGTCAAGAGACAAGTTATCCTTGATATATTGGCGAATCATCTCTTGCATTTCTTCGTTCATGGTCGATACTCCAGTTTTATACACTTCCAGCCGTTACGTTTAGCCCACCATATATTGTAGATTGCTTTGATTATACTTGGTCCAGCATAAATTTGCAACCACTTAAAGTCACCATCTACAGGACCATCCCATACATTTACCTCATATTTCCATCCCATCATTGCACCTTAAATGCTTTCTTGTATATGTTTAATTCTTTAGTTGGTACCCACTCTTCCATTTCAGACTCAGCAGTTTTGGATAATCTCAAAAATGAATACTTAGTAAAATCGAAGGTATCGGTGTTTCTCACAACACGAATAAGAATATCAATAGGGTCGTTATCTTCATCTGTGCGTGGTCCTCTGACCAATACAAAATCAGTAGTGGGTTTCATTCATCAACTCCGAAATGTTCTTTCAAATCTTCGGCCAAGTCTTGTAGCAACCTAGCGTGAATATCATAGATATCTTCCCACTTGGCTGAATGCCCAGGAACCAAATCATAGGTTGTAATCTTGTCAATACATTCTTTCACAATCAACTCGGCGAATCGTTCTCTAAGAACTTTCTGAAAATCAATAGGGGTTTTCGTAACAGCAATTGCTTTTTCGTGAGTTTCACCCCACGCTTGATCGTGTAATTTTTTAATTAGTTCTTCGTTCATAGTCCAAACCTTCCTAAAATATTAGCCAACCACAACAGGCCTAACCCAAGACCGATGGTGCTGACAATTAGTATTGAGATTTCAGTTCGATTCACGATTCGATTCCAAAATGTTCTTTAATCATATCATATGCCTGTCCACGACTAATCATATCACGGAGCATAGGACTCAATGCTACGCCACATTCCCGCACAATCAACTCGGCGAACTGCTCAATGGCCGCACGTTGCACAGGACCGGTCTCAAAGAAATTTTGAACACGCTCATTACAACTAGCCAGCTCCCTAATTCTTTCATTCATATTATCTCTTCCTTGACATTATCATAGCAGTCTGTTCAGCAGTCATCTCTACCATCTCATCTATGAGTACATTCTGATATGTCTGGCCTATTATTCTATCTGATGCATGTGATGATATAAACTTATACTGAGTATCCCCCAATTCAATAGTCAGCTGAGCATTACATGCCCTGACTAATACACTCTCGTTCTGTTGTATCATATCACGAAAACGTCTCTCTGCAGAATCATAGTTATGACATACAATTAGAACACGGTTCATTCAATCCTACCCAAGATCGCAATCTGAATCTTATACAGCTGCTTCAAGTGCTCAGCAGCAGATACCCTCAATACGTCAGGCCGGATCTCACCAAGGTACTTGACTGTCTTATCAATTGCTTCCTGAACATCTCTATGACAGACTGTATGCGGCTTCTTTCGTTCTTCAGCAATCTTTTCTGGAGTAGAGTACTCTTGCTTATTAATTAAGTTATTAAGAAAGCTCACTTCCGTCTCCAGATCTAGCCTCAATGCTAATTCAGAGTTATAGAGAGCTTTATAGTTAATGGTTGGCATGGATTCAACTCCGAAGTGTTCTTTAATCTGAGTTACTACATCTTTAAGAGTAGCATCCTGAACATCTTTGTAAGGTCCTATTAACGGCAATGATTCGCAGGTTCGAATACACTCTTGAACAATCAGCTCAGCGAACTTGTCAAACTTCTCCTCAATCCCTAACCGTTCCATTTCAGGCATGTGGAATCCAGCATCATTTAATAGGTGTAGTATTTGTCTGTTCAATTTTCAAATCCTTATAAATTTCTTGATACTTTGCTTGCCTTTCGTAGTATTCTACGCGGATATTATACATAGTTTTTAGCGCAAATCCAATACCAATAATACATACACCTATGCCAATATATTCCAGCGGAACTAAATTGATCAGAACAGCACCGCCGATACCACCTGCGATTGAGATTCCAATAAATTTAATCACATCAAGTAGTGCTTGTTTCTTCATTGTATTCATATAAACTCCAATCATTTAAATTCTTTAGTATCAACAATAATAACTATTCCAAGCGTAATCAGTAGAGCAGCATATGAGTATTGACCATTGTACAGATCCGCCAGACCAATCATTACATCTATAAGACCGATAGTATATCCAATTGCAGTGCGATTACGTTTGAAACGAGTCAACAGTTTGTCCATCATATCTCCATATAAAAATTAAACACGGCACGGCCGATTTCTCTAATCCCTACGCCTACGCCAAGTCTACGCCGCGGCGCCCGGCAGCTCAATTTTAACTCCAGTATAATTGCGATTCACAGCCCACACTCTGGCCTTATCAATGAGTTTCTGTTCAGTATCCCCATAGAAGGAATAGAGTACTTTATTACGATATAACACGTCAACTATACGATTACAACCGGACGTGCCCCAGGGCGTGTATGCTAATAGAGTGGCGGTTTTATTTTTCATAGTATTCTCTAAGGCTGTTTATAGTATACGGCTATTATATTATAACAAGATGACTCTGTCAAGCACTCATATAACCGATTCGCAAACACCGATCTACTCGATTCGTAAGTGTAGTAGGATTGATACTATCAGGGCAATTAAACCAATAAGGCTGAGTCGTTGTATTAGTGTCATTTTGGGGGCTCGGTTAGAAACGGTGGGTTCGGTTAGAAACGGGGTTTGAGGGCGGTTTTGCCTGGGAAATTTTTCTGGAGAATTTTCTGACGAGTAGAAGTGGGAGACTCGGTGAGGTTCGGTTGAGGACTCGGAGAGATACGAAGTAGAACGATTGAGATACGAAGTAGAATGGTTAGGGGGATAGATAGATTCGGAATTCAATGATATATGGATTAGGAGCTCTATACCCTTACTAGAGTCCAGACCCGCTGACTGACAATTATAGGGGGGTCTGTTCAAAAGCTCTAGGGCTCTAAAGGCGACCATGGCGCTCTATAGCTTCGCTAGACCCACACCCATCGTCGTCGTGCCATTCTGGTCGATCAAACTCCTTGGGCTGTACTAGCGTATAGAGTCCTATTAGAATAGCGATGAGTATGAGGTATTTAGCGATCATGCCGTGTTGTGCTTAATATATCATGCCTACGTAGAACATAATGCTCAGTGCTATAAGACACATGATGCCTGATGCTACTACGATGTTGTCTGGGTCTGATTTAATTAGCGTCATTGTTGCTTTCATTTAGTTTGCTGTTAGTCGCTTAGGCTCTGGGCGTGAGGGGATCTGCTGTGTTTGGCCTGATGCTGCAAATGCTTTGATTGCTTCTGCGATTTGTTCTGGTGTCATTTTGGTCTCGTTTTTGTTTTTCATAGTCTTATATTTATTTCTGGGAGATTGGGATTGTGATCTGTTCTTCTGTTACCATGCTAGCTCCTCTGCGGTTGGAATATAAACGTACTCGTCTTCGTTAATATCAAAAATCCAATAACCCATTATGCCGTCTCTCTTGCTTTCATCATCTCGCTAAGGACATACTTTGCTACATTCAACTGCTTACGAATATACTCGTCGGTGCTAGGAGCAGGGATTGTAGGATTCTTCATTGCAATCATTTCCTGGCAATCACTAAGAATTCCCATTACTACCATTTCCATGTGGGGTCTGGAAAGCTGAGCCGTAATCGATTCCAGGTATTCCTCACGGATCACTTCTTTGGACATACCGTACATCTCGATTTCTCGCATTCTTTCGTTGCTCATCTTTTCTTCCTTTTCCTTATTGTCCATATCGTTATTATAGCACATTTTGTCCGAAAAGTCAAGCATTCTTTTTATAAATCTGAGCCCGGTTTCTTGATCGAGCATTGTTACTTTGCTAATTATATCCTCGTTCGACGTGTTCTTCTTCCAGCGCTTTTACCACATCGCGAATGTAGTCTACGGGGTACTTCATCCGCAACGCAATCTCCTCTACTGAAGCACCCTCGGCCAACATCAATTCTATCGCTTCGTACTGTCGTTTTACTTGTGCCATATTACGCTCCCTGTGTCAGAACATACTTTGCCAACTGCTTCCAATCACCACCTTCTGCAGCGATCTTGGTAGTTGCTATCAGCGTACGAAGACTCAAATTCGATACATGGTCTTGATTCGCTTTGATGAATGCAATTGCATCGCGCTTTACCGTGATACTAAAGTCTTCTAAAAATTCTCTAGACTCAACTAGAACTTCCATGCGCTCTACTTTTTGCTCTTGTGTCATGCTGAGGTCTACGCAAAAAGCTCTAGACTTAACTGCTTGGTCGATACGATCTAGATCCATGTTGCTGATAAAAATGATACTGCCTGTAAACTTAAATGACCTTGGGAGGTCTGGATCACGTATGTCTGCATTCCAGTTAATGTAGCGCTCGCCGTATGAGTCTAATGCACCCTTAAGCAAATTCAGCGCTACTGGGTCTTTGAGCACACTGTCGC